AAATGAACAATCACGGGTTCAAAGAAGGTCTCATTGTGCACGTGTGCGACGGTCCCGGTTGCGGCGCCAATGGGACAGTGGACTTCGTGGACGAGGCCGGTGGTCGCGCCCTCATTCGCACTCATGGTCCAGGAAGAGAGGAGCTTCGGTGGTTTCGGTTCCAGTGGCTGAGGAACTACGACGGGTCGCCGATTGCCGGTGGCGCGAAGCTACGGAGATGAGGTCCGTACGATGAGTGAATGCTCTTGCGTGTGTTCGTACTGCCTTGACCCTCATAGGTCACCAGGCCATCCCGAGTGCAACTACGGGTGCGCCCTGGAGCGACGGGACACTATTCCGAAGGCCGTGGCAGCCGAACTAGACCGCCTCCGCGCTGAGAACGAGATGCTGAGGGCTCTCCTTGAGGAATGGCTTTCCGGAGATGACGATCCGGAGGGAACTGGAGACCCTTTGATTGTGCGCGTTCGCGAAGCGCTGAAAGCGAAGGGTACATGAGCCACTGCTACTGCGTTGGGTGCCAGAACGAAGCCGAACTAGAGCGCCTTCGCGCTGAGAACGAGAAGTCGGAGCAATGGATCGCGCTTCTACTAGCTGAGGTGGAGATGTTGCGGGGCGCGGCCGCGGTACTCGTGAAAGAGTACGACGCCGCAGGATTCAAGCGTCGCCGCGAATTGGTTAGCGAGCTTGCAAGTGTGCTGGTTGATTCAACCGAGCCAGTCAGGACGTAGGCGCAGCTATGGCAGAGGAATGGCACAAGGTTTGGCCAAGGCAGGCCTATATTTGCGCGGCATGTCAGTGGGACATCTTTGGGTCCTGCTATTGCGGAACATGCGAGGCAGACCGTCGCGAGGCGGCGTTCGCTGACGGATGGCTCTGGGCGCTCGCAATCGTCGGCATGGCGGAGGCGATACGGGACAGGGAGCCAGAGATGCCCAAGTGCTTTTCTTGTCTCTGCGGCCCGGACGACTGTGAGGCTCTCATGCCTTTAGATGGCGGCGTCTACGTGTGCGACGACTGCGACGAGTAACGGATGTGAAGAGGCTGTGTTAGTAGGACATGTAGGAGTTGAACCTACCCGCTTGGCCTTATAAGAGTCAGCCGCACAACCGGTGCATGTCCCAGAAAAATCCCCCGGGTCCTATATAGAGGATTCCGGGGGTTATTTTTTACTTCGGGAATATCTGTTTGAAGTAGGCCACGGAAGGCGTGTCTGGTGATTCCTTGGGCCCGATTCGCATACGCAGATGGTACCCGTGGTATGGGTACATGAAGTATTCCTTGCCTGCCGCTTTGGCAAGGTTGTACTCCTGAATATGCTCCTCAGACGCAGGACCAAACAACCATCCCGTGTCTACTTCATACATGAACAGATTCATGGCTCAATTTTGGTGTGGTCTCTGAGTATACGGAGGTCAGGAAGGCCTTTTGGAACTCTTCCCTTACGCCATTCCAACAGCTCGGCTGCCATGTGGCGTATGGTTTCACGGTCAATGTTTGCCACACCGGCCCCTTCAAAGTCCAAGATAATCTGCTTTAGCCTATGGTTGGGCAGCATCAGTTCATATCCCTACCTTCCGTGGGTGGCAGCTGTGCCTTGTTCATAAGCTTCTTTAGGTTCTTTATGACCATAAGACTAACCGTCTCCGCAGCTGCGTTGCAGGCATCAGTGTCAGCTGTGTTGCCGTAGGCCAGGGCCTCAGCGCCTAGGCCAAACACTTCAAAGGCATGCTTACACATCTGTGCCACACGGGTGGCAGCCACTGACCTGGCAGAGAGCATTTCATCCTGGCTACCATACTCATGGTTGGCTGAGTCCATATAGAACTGCAGTAGGGCATCCATGGCAGAAGCGAAGAATTCCACCAGGTCCTTAGATACCTGTGGGTTATTGGACATAAAGACCTGAGTAAGGTCAATAAGGTCCGCGTTGGCTAAGCTACTTTTGTCGTCCCCATCGGAAGCCATTGCTACCCTCTTTCCATTCCCAGGAGCCACAGGTTACCCTGCCTCCCTTTTTTACATAATCTTTCATTACAGCTGTTAGGTATTTGGTTTGCCTGTTGGCAGCCGTAACCATGGCCATAACGTGCCCAGCCTCTTCCTGGGACCCTGGCCTATCCGTAAGCCGAAAGTCCTTTATAAGGCGTCCTGGTGCCACTAAACGGGTATCGTCAGGAGACTTCCCGTCCTGGGCAGCCACGTCAGAGACTATGTTGGTGATAGCTGAACAGTAGGCCAGGTGTGGGCAGTACATCTGACTGCATTGAATGCCCCTAACAGGCTGAGCAGTTGGGATATCTTCCCAAGCAAAACGCATGGAATCCCAATGATTCTGAGCCTCCTCTTTAGTAACCTGTGTTTCATCAGGCCATACCCCGTGGTCATTAACAGGAAGACAGCATATGGTGAGGGCAGTAGCCCCCAATGCTTTCTTAAAGCCAACACCGAGACTTAGTAGCTGTTCCTTGGCACCATCAGTGCCTCCTGTTTTCCAGTCCCCTACCCATAAGGGGCCTTCCCAAAGTTTGGCTACAAGGTCAGCTGTGCCAAACATCCACCCATCCCGTTCAGGATAACCCCTGTCCTTTACATCAGGGAATACCTCTGCCTCACCCGTAACCCAGTTAACTCCGATACAAACCTCTGTTTGGATGTATTCGGCCCTAGGGGCCAGGACCTGCTGAACGTAAGTTTTCGCATGTCCCAGCCACCTATTGACCTGTGCTACACCTTCCACGTCTAAGGTTTGGATGCTTGGTCCGTCCTTAGCCACTTTTCAATCTCCTGGTGAAAAACCGTACCCAGGTCACGGTCAGTGGTATCTGTGAATTTGTCGTCATACCAGCGTACATCTGGCCTAGCCCAATACTGACATGGGCTAAGTAGAAGAGCTGACTTGCTCAGACTCGGCGGTGGATGTAGTGGCTTCATTCAGACGTTTCCTCCAATTGGCCACACGTTTAATGTAGTTCTCTGTTAGCTGAACAATCTTTTTAGCTAACCGCTTTAGTTCCCTGGGCCGTGCCCCACGGGAAGACTTACGTGCATACCGTGTCTTGGCAGCGCGTAGTCTCTTGCCCATGTTGCCAGGCTTACGCTTGGCAAGGTTACTCATCCAAGGTCCCACGGGTCGGCTGCTGCCTGTGCACCAGTAGACGGTGCATAGCCATCACGGGGAGGGGCAACCTCCACAGAGTCCGCATAGACGTCCAACGACTGCTTGGGAGAGCCGTCCTTGCCGTTGTACTCCCGGACAGTCAGACGGCCGGTGACCGTCACAAAGGCCGATTCCTCTGGGGGCGTAGGCGTATGGAAGTTGGTGATGTTGTAGAAGGTTCGGCGGACCGTACCATCCTTGGTTTTGTTCTTCTCACCAATGCTGAATGTGGAGAACTGACCCTTGCTGCCTTCCTTGGTAGCCGGTTGGTTGACGTAGCCCTTCAATGTGATAAGTGCCATTATTTATTACCTTGCATCTGTTTAATTTGATTACTGAATTCAGTCAGTAGCTGTGTCTTTGCTGGCTCAGAAACGGTACTGTTTCTCAGTTCAGTGAAGACTGACTTGGCTTCCGTGACGTCCTTACTTCCGACTGCAAAAGCAAAGGCGTCTTGGAAGTATTCTTTGGTTCCTTGCTGCCCGGGGCTGTTGCTAACTGCCTTTGCGCTTGGTTTAGGGCCAGACGCAGCAGAATTACCGTCGTCATCTTCAGGACAAACCCCAACCAGAGCAGAGAGAGCGTAGCGCCTAGCGTAAGTAAGAGCACTACCCACTGCCTGAGGATTCGTAGGGTCCTTGACGGGCATGAAGAACTTATCACCAAGACACTGGCCGCTACTGTGAAGAAGGACTGTAGCAAGTCCCACAAAACCGGTTGGAGCTTCAATCGGGAGCTGGATAACGCTGAGGCCATTCTTACTAAGAGGCTCTCTGCAAGCGTCCCAGACTGAGGCAAGGTCTGCATATTTGGACCTAAAATGGTCATTCTTCTTTCCCTTACGGGCTCCTTCAATTTCACCCTGGGCATTAGCCAGAGCTACAGCTAGCTCAGGCACAGCACCGTCCAGACCATTAAGACTTTCAATAAGGCTACTCATACCAGGCCCCCGTGGTCCAGGTGGGCCGCGATGCGCCTGCAGCCGTTGATGATGTCTTTGACAGAACTAGCCTTATGGTCGTTGAAGCTCATTAGGCGGGTACCAAGAACATCATTCTCTGCCATAGGTGCCCTGTTCAATGTAGGGTTTTGACGGTCCCAGCATTCCACGGCACAGCATTTGCCATAACTGTCGCTGAAGTTATGCTTAAGCCACTTGCTAGGGTTGCTCTCATACCAGTTGGCCACCTTACGGTATCCGTTTGCAATTTCACGTTTGGTACTCACCAGATTGCCTCTACCATCTTTCTGCATGCATCCGCCAGACTCTCGCCTTTGACTGCAATGGACCCACCATTGGGACCATAGTTAGCCCGAATCTTTACTCCTGGCGCAGCATCTTCTACGTCCACGTCCTTAAACCCAGCCCTGGTGGCCATAATACGGACCACTTCCAAACTGGACAGGGATACAAACTTGGAGCTGGCGCCGCCGTCGTTTTCACTAACCAGGCTAATCTCTGCTGACCCTACAAGAACGGTCATGCCGCCTCCTCATAAATGACCTGATTCAATGCTTCTTTTGCCTCCTTCAGGGACCTAACCACACGGTAGGCGCCCCCGGCATCAATAAGCTTCTCTGAGAACTCCTTCTGGGCCGGCCTAAGCCTGCCCTTCTCTGACTTAATCTCCATACCGAAGAACCTACCCGTTGGGGGGACAATGATGATGATGTCAGGGAGACCCTTCTCACCCAGCTTCACCATGCGGCCGTACAAGAAGAGACAGCCTGAATTCTGACGCCAGTGCAATAACCCTGTGCTTTTCAGGTACTTAAGGATACTGGCCTGTATGACCTTCTCAGGCTTGGGCTTAGTAGCCCTGGCAGATTTCTTCTTCAACGGTCACCAGAGAATCTTGGCCAATGTCCATAAGAGAGCAGACGATAGCATCCAGGCGCCGAATAGTGCCCATCCTGCGTTCAATCTCATTCTTGGCAACGGCGATTTCTTGGTCAGTGTAGGCCCCCTTAATGACCGCATTCTCTCTTTCTTTAATGACGGCCTCAGCCTCTGAGATGGCATTCTTTTCTACCTCTATCAGGTCAGCTAGACGGTTCTGTGCGTGGATTGACTTGGTCAGATATTTTAGTCTCACTTATACTCCTTCTGGTGACGGAAGAGGAACAGTGCCTTTTCCAACGGAAGCTTGGTAGTAAACATGATGGGGACACCTCCTACCCGCATGGTGGCCTTATCATCCACGGCCACCACCTCACTGCCTTCCTTCATATGAACCTGCATTAGGGGGGCTTCTGTGTCCTTGCAGAGCATGATTCTTTCCAGTTTGGCCCCTCTCTCAGAGAAGAAGACCTGGATGCGTCTGACCCATATCTCCCAGTCTCTGGAATCCCAGCCCATGGGACGGCTGGCCGTGGTCATACGCGCGGTCTCCTCCCGCGCCTGATGGCGGATACATATTTGTGGTCACAACCAACCAGCCTGCCCCTCTTCTGGCGGTAGCCTTCAAACTCCTGACAGTCACTCATTGAGTAGTCTCATATGTGGCGACATTCTGATGAACTGGCATGTCTTCAAATGTTACAAGTTTGGGGTTGTAGCGCAGGCGTACGGTCCCAGTGGGACCTGACCTGTGTTTTCTAATGAGTATCTCTGTCTCTTCTGGGGACACCGAACTATCATACATAGACTCACGGTACACAAATGCCACAATGTCAGCGTCCATCTCCAGTGACCCGCTTTCCCTGAGGTCACTCATCATGGGGCGTCTATCCTCCCTATACTCACAGGCTCTATTGAGTTGGGATAGCGCCAGAACTGTGCAGCCCAGCTCTTTAGACATAAGCTTGCATCCCCGGGAGATGGCAGCCACTGATTGCTCCCGGCCGTCACCATTTTCGCCAGCCAGCTGTATATAGTCCACAACAATACACCCTGTGCGGATACCTGCCCTAGCCATTCTTCCAGACAATATACGGGCACGCCTTCTAATTCCAGCAATGCTGTAGGTACGGTCATCAATGAACCAGCGGCCCTGAATTCCAGGTTGTCCGGACACGGCAATGACTCTTGCCAGTTCATCATCAGTGACCTCCTTAGCAGCCAGGACCTTACGCAGATTCAGCTGGGCCTGGAAGGATAGCTCCCGTTCCAGTAGCTCCTCAGCTGACATTTCCAAACTGAACTGAACTACCCCGTACCCCTGGGCCACTACGTTGCGCCTGATAGTATCAGCCAGGGCCGTCTTGCCCATGCTGGGCCTACCGGCCAGAATCATCATCTTACCGGGCCTGAGGCCTATAATGGCCTTGTCCAGGGCCTGTATGCCCGTGCTGACCTCTGGACCTCCTCCGTTATTGCGGCGTTCAATAAAGTCCGCAATGACAGCCTGCATAACGTCTGTGCCGTCCTTGGCCTCTGATGCCCCGGCCCTGTCCAACCGGTATAGGTTCTTTTCCAGTCCTTCCAAGACCTCTTCCAGCTTGGCATCCTTGCTGACGGAAGAGACGGTATCCTTGCAGCTGTTATAAATAGACCTTAGCCCCGCAACCCTGCGGATGTCTGAAACAATGGTCTTTAATTGGCTAGGCGTTGTACCAGCTGCTTTATATGCAAGCTCTTCAATGTCGCTGGTTCCAATCCCCGAACGCTCCTGAACGGAGACTTGCGTGATAGCAAGGCCATCATCGGATAGGTTTTTGATGGCACCATAAAGCTTTCTGCAAGTTTCATCATAGAAGTCTTCATCTGTTAGCTCCGCTGTAATAACCTCCGCTACGTCCTCTGACTTAAGAGCGGCCCCTATGGCTGCCCTTTCACTGTCCAGCACCATCGGTGGTCTGTGTGCCATTAAGTTTCCTTATGCGGTAAAGCCTATGTCTCAGGGCCTCTTTGGCCCTATTGCGTTGGGTGTACCCAAGATTCCACAATCGTTTCTTGGCCAGGCGTTGTTCTCTGGTCTGTTTCGGTAGAGAACAAGACCGTCTGTAGATACCAAGCTGGCTCCAGTAGCGTTCTGAAACAACTCTGAAGCCGGCATAGGTTGGTACTGAGAGGCTAGAAAAAAGAGCAAACACATCATGTTCCAGGTTCATCCACATTTGTACCATTCACCTCCGTACGGTACCTACGCTTAGCCTCTTCAGTAATGGCCAGCAATTCACACGTCAGATAAACGGACATGTCCAAGCCCTCTTCACAGGCCTCCCATGTCCAGGCCTTCTTATCATAGGCCAGCTTGCCGTACTTACGCTGGCCTGAATAGATACGGGTGGCCAGTGTGGCAAGAACGCGCTGCTCTACCTCACCAAGCTTCTCCCACGTTTCCAGGACAATGTCCAATGGCTTCAGGGGCATTTCCATTTTGCCTCAGTGACCTCCGTTTAGGTCCTGTAGCAGTAATGCCTCACTGAATGTGATGCAACCCCTTGACGCAGTTTTTCTTGTGATTAGATACTTGGTCAATGGCGAAGAAAAAGACAAAGCCCAAGGCCAGCCAGAGGATGGTACTGCCTAAGAAACAGCCCTTGCCAAAGGGCTCTGGTGAGATGGCCTCTGAGATGGGTAAGAAAGACTACGTGGCCAAGTACATTAGTGAAAACGGGTACATGCCAATGGAGGCCTGGTATGACTCAGAAGACATTTAAACTGTCTGAGTCTTTTAAGAAGAGGGCTGATACAGCCTGCTTCTTTGAAGCCTGGGTTGCCTCTATTCTTGCACGCAACGGCCTTAGGACAGTCCATAACCCTATGGTCATGGACGGGAAGCCTGGGGAGGCAGACCTGCTTATCTATGCTTCATGGTGTGGCCCAGTACCGGTGGAGGTTAAGTCTGTCAATAAGACATTTAATTCCGCTGCCGACTACCCAGCCGATACCATCATTGTTTGCAGTTACAACGGGTGGCGCAGGAAGAATCTGGACGGACGTACCTACCTTTCTTACGACTATCTCATCGTCAGCCGCGAAACGGGGGCCATTGTCTGGTTCGGGCCCCATACCCCAGTAAACATCGGGGAGGCCTGGGACCCTGAGCGTGGTGAGATGTATAAGGTTGTTACTGCCCAAAAGGATAACCTGATGGACCTGATTGACTTTGTGGAGTGCTACACGGACCTTGTGGAGCCGTACAAGTGAAGCCGTCTGCAGCCAGTAGGACGCTGGACATATTCAGCGGGAAGACCAAGCAGGAGGAACAAGATGAAGCTCTGCGTGTGCGGACTAACGCTGATGTACGGGAGTCAGAGAAGTCAAAAGAAACGATTGAAGAAGCTGCAGACCGTTGGCGGGCAGCCGCCTTCGTTGGGCAGGAATGGACCTGTCAGCATTTTGGAAAGCCAGACCACTCTGGTCGTAAGTACCGCCTCTCCCTGAAGGATGGGTGGCTATACTTAGAATGGCAGGATACTGCTGATAAAGGAAAGAACGCCTACCATTACGGTGGCCTAATGCTGCCTGAGGAGGCAGTGGTGGAGTTAGCAAATGTCATTGTGCAAGCAGCCAGAGAATACAAAAGCAGAATACAAGGCAGTAAAGGTTGACAGTACCTGGTTCTATACAGTGGCCAGCACATACCACCCGGTTAATGCGCCACCCCAGGAAGAGCTGGCTAACCAACAAGAGTACGTGCGTGGGCTTGCGGAACAGATGCAGAAGGCCAGTGGTGTCCCGGCCAGCACACAATCCTCCGTAGAGGCCCTAAAGAAAATTTTCCCCGAAAAGGCCTATCCCAAGATTAACGGTGTTACCAAAAAGACCGGTCACAACTGCCGTTCCTGCAACAGCCGTAATGACTACGCTGAGGCCAACCAGGAGGATGGTAGCTACCTCTGCTACGATTGTAGGTGATTGCGAACTTTGGTCTGGGTACGTTGGGCGGCACGGCTATGGTACGCTCAGCTACAAAGGCAAGCGCTGGCGCGCCCACAGACTGTCATACTATCTCCACTACGGAGTAGACCCAGCGGATATGCACGTCATGCATTCTTGCGACAACAAAATATGCATAAATCCGCAACACTTAAGCCTTGGTTCGGCATTAGACAACATGAGGGACAAGGTAGCCAAGAATAGACAGGCTCGGGGTGCGAAGTGCAGAACCAGAAAATCAATACCGCACGAAATGTGCGAGCTTATTGTTAGCATGCGAAAGTGCGGCCATAAGCTTCGTCAGATATCAGAGTATACAGGCATACCGTTCACAACGGTGGCCGCAATCCTGCGGAGGATGTAATGAAAGCCGTAAAGATTAAGAGCCTGAAGGTTAAGTGCACAGCTGACGACTATATCGTCACTTGTGAGGTGGAGGACACAGGGGGCTGCGTCAGAGACATTGTCCATTCCTGTGCCAGGAATAACGTCACCTGGGAACAGGACTACAACGATTTAATCTCTGCTGTAATTAGAGAGGCCAGGGACTTTTCATGAGTGAAACGCGTAGCAACCGGAGGTTGGTATGAGTAGCACCGGTACAGCACCACCTTACTGGGTGGTCATCAGCATGGACAACCCAAGCAGCTGCCACTACGCCTCTGAGCAAGAGGCTAGGCAATACGCTGCCCAGAACGCCAGCAAGAACCCTGGGACACGGTACATGGTTTTTAGGGCCGTAGCGGCCTATACAGCCAACCTGCTTCAGGAGACGGTGTACCTGTGAAGGTTATTGACGGCTGCGACCTGTGTAGCCTTCAGGGTAACGTGGACTTTGACCGTATGGCCAATGAATCCGCAGGGGGTCCTGACAGGGAGCCTATGCGGTTCGTATACATTAAGTCCTCCCAGTACAGCGGTACCCCTGACATGAACTTCATGCGGTATGCAGACGCAGCCCAGAAGGCTGGCCTAATGGTAGGGGCCTACCACTTCTGTTCCCAGGCCTCTGACCCTGATGCCCAGATGCGGTTCTTTTACAGGACCAGCGGGGGGATGGGCAAGAACCCTGGAGAACTGCCCCCAATGATTGATTGGGAGTACTGTACGGTACCACCCCCACTGCACTGCGTAGATTGGCTCAGGAAGGCCTTGGAGACGGCTGAGGACCTCTGGTACCCCCAGAACCAAAGCCACGCCCTGGTGGGTCCTAGGGCCCGTAAACCGGTAGTTTATACCTACCCCTATTACGCCAAGCAGCACCAGCCATACCTGGACCTGTCTGGGGCCGAAAACTACCCCCTATGCCAGGCCACCTATGTCAGCAAGAAGGACTACCCCCAGGAGTTTCAGCTGGACCTGGTTAAGGCCATTAGCCCATGGAGTGTACCTACACTCTTACAGTACAGCGGTAACGGAGGCATGAGGGTACCTGGGGTATCTGTGGATTGTGACAGGGACCTGTTTCTTGGGTCTATTGCTGAGTTTGAACAGTTTTGCGGTATTTTCCGTACAGCAGACAGTGTGACATTGGAGGATAAGTGAGAATCAGTGACCTTGTATCCCTTGCGTACAGCCAGGCCCAGAAGTCAGGCTTCCATGACAACGATGAGAAGGTCACCTTTGGGGACCGTATCGCTCTGATTCACTCAGAGGCCTCTGAGGCTCTGGAAGAGTACCGTCAGACTCAGTCTTTTGCTGAGCTGTGGGAGGACCAATACAGTGGAAATATCTGTACCAGACCTGAGGCAGGCAGAAAGCCTGTTGGTGTGCCTTCTGAACTTGCTGATATTGTCATACGTGTGGCTGACCTGGCGGGAACCCATGGAATAGACTTGGAAAAGGCCATCATTGATAAGTTGGACTACAACAAGTCCCGTCCCTACAAGCATGGGAAAGCCTTCTGATGAGTAACTTTCTGGGTATGGATGGGGACAAGATGATTGTCCGCTCTGGCAATGGTACCTGGCGTAGGCAAGTCCGTGGCCTAGGAGAGCTTCACGGCATCCAGAGGGGCCAGATATGGGAGATTGAACGGTCCAGGGGTGGCAAATGGCTACCCTACGTAGTGACCAGTATCTCCGATACGGCTAGCCAGGTGCACGGCAAAGGCCGCCAACACACTGTCTATATGCACAACCTAAAGACAGGTCGCGCTATTGCGAAGGGGATGATGGCTCTTCTGGGGGAGGTGGGGGCACGAAAGGTGGGTCAGATGGCTTCCCAAACTTGGCTTCTACCTCAGCATCAAAAATCTTACGGGCGCGTCTTACTTCATCCGCGGTCACGTAAGTCCGTACCTGTTCATGGTCTACAAGAAGCAGAGCCAACCGGATAAAAAGCTCAGCTATCGTCACTGCGCTTCTTCTTTCTCTTGCTGGCCCTGGGGTGACTTCCTCCCATCCCTGGGCCTTTTACGTGGTCCGGTAGGCTGGCCCCTTTAGGGGTGTGAGAAGCGAATTCCTCCGCAACCTCCGGATGCTTTGCAAACAGGTATCGCCGCTGGGCCTGCGACTTAAAAGGCATTAGCCGTCAGCGACTGCGCTGTCTACATACACAGGGGTAACGTCAGTGCCCTCTGCCACAACAAGAGCCGCTTCTATAGCCGCGTCTGCCGTGTCTACTTCGGCATGAAGGTCCCCGGCTCCGCCTGCCTGTAGGATGACAAATTGTGCATCCAGCACCGTACGCAGGTCAGTTACGGCTGAGTCAATATCAGCCCCGCTGCCAATGGCCACAAGGGCCGCTACGGCCGTTTCCAAGGTACCAAGGTCAGTATCGGTTTCCGTGTCTGCCGTGTCTACCTCTGCGCTTATGTCTCCCGCTGCGCCGGCCTGCAGGATTGCAATATGGGTGTCCCAGGTGGTGCGGAAGGCAGCTACGGCTGCAACCACCGCTATGGCCTCTGGCCCAAGAGCCAGTCTGTCAGCAGCGTCCTTTACAACACCAATAGCCAGCTTCATCTCATCACCATTAGGCTGGGTACCCTTGGCGATATGGCCGCGTATGGTTTCAATAACTGAGCTGTAATCCGAATCTGAGATAGTCATGGTTATAGGCAGGGGTATGGGTTACTGGGAGTTTCGCACAGGCCGTACTTGCGGTCAACATTGGCCCGGCATACATTGGCTTCTAAGGCCGTTTTGGCCTTAGCTACACATCCTGACAGTTCCGCCGTATAAGCGTCTCCTGGGGTAGCTGAAGCCTGTTGGTAGCAGCCCTCCGTGCAGCCTCCGAAAGCTGAGGCTATTACGGTAGCCAGTAGTGGAGCAATAACGTTAACTACCGTCTTCATTGTCTTTTTCCTGCGGAGGCTTAGGAAGCCGCGCTGCGCCGTAGCCAAGTAGGCTAAACAGCATGTATTCAATCGTTTCAGGCCGGAGCTTCCCCAGACCAACCAAGATACTGACGCCGATGAAGGCCACCACCCATAGTACACCTTGGCGTATCTCCTCTAAAAACTTGTCTTTCATTACTTGTAAGCCTCCCCTTCACATGGGCTAAGCTTCACAACACCACATCCGTTGGCCATGCAATAGCCAGCTAGGTCAGCCTCTGTGAGGCAGATAGTCTTCCTGGTGCCAGCAGTAAAAGGGTACATAATGGCCTTGTCATTGTTTATGTGAGGAACGCCAAGAAGGTGGCCCATCTCATGAACAGTGACTTCCAGAAGCATCTTACGGGAAGTCATTCGGTCCGTGATTATCAGCATGTTTGGGTTTACGCCAGAGAAGTTGTGGATGCCCTGTCCCGGGTCAACCCATGCAAGAACCACCGGTAGGCCTATACAGGGGAGGCCCATTGATTCGGCCGAGGCACAATCCTCATCTTTCACGGCCTTCATCTGGGAATCGCCCCGGACCAGCTTACTTTCATCCTTAAGCAATTCCAGACTGGATACGCTGTTAAAGTCCAGGTCCCAGACGATGGTAATCTGAGCTAGTCCACCCGTCTGTTGGCGCCAGATATTGGCAGCATCCAGGATGTCAGCCCGCTCTTCAGGAGTGAAGTCTTTATCCCCGTGCATAATCACGTGGGCAGGACGGACTTCGCTTGGGGCCACTGACATAGGGGCACAGGCAAAGCAGGAGGCAATAAGGAAGAGAAGTGGGAATAGGCGTTTCATTTAATGAAATCTTTGGAGGCTAGTGCCACAGCGGTATCTACTGAGGCTTCTTTATCGTAAAAAGTACATTTCTGTTTTAATAGGGTCACAGAGTCTGAGCGCTCTTCCACCGTGACGCCCTTCTGAGGTACGCCATTAAGTATATAAACAGGGTTGTATTTCGTATCGTTCTCGTCAATGTCCCATTCCCAGATGGCGGTGTAATTCTGCCCGTCCTTGACGTAGAAAGCTGCGATGCACGCTGACCCAATTTTCATATCGCCAAACCGTACCTGTCGTTGACGTATTCGATCACGCCGTCGAAGTCGCCGTCACTTATGGCAAAGTCCGCGACTCCCAAATCAGCGACAGCGCCATCAAAAAAGACGCCCAATTGAGACCACCCACAAAATATCGGAGAGAAAGTCATGGAACTAATATTGCCGGCGGCCAGCGATGACCACGACCCGCTATCCAATCTTAGCTTTAAATCCGTGCCATCGTATTTAGCCTGTAACAGGTGCCAAGCGCCTGTGCCGCAAGCGATGACAATCTCTTTCTGCGCACCGTCAAGCTGGTGAACATGGATCCCGGCATCGGAGAATCCAACTCCAAAGGCAGCATCACCTGTACCTCCAAAGAACTGAGTATTAAAAAATCTTGCCCCTGCTCCGATGTCCGCCGCGGCAGTGTCGGCATAGAACAATGCCCATGCCGACCACGCCGATGCGTTCAAATAGTCGTCTGTAGTCAGGCTCGTACTTACCCTATCGTTGGTGCCGTCGAAGTCGGCTGCGGTTAGACCGTTTATTGCCCTAGTGCTAGGAGGGTTAGTGTCCTCCGTCAGGTTGCGTGAACCCGAGGACCCGGCGCTAGCCGTGCCGACCCAAGGCGATGCCGTGTAGTCAGCCCGCCACCACCCGGTCAGTGCCAACGTGGCCGGGTCAAATGCCGCCGAAGTCACTACTGCAACTGGGTCATTTCTGACACCCTGCTCATGGCCTATTTTAAAACCTCGGCCCATTACAGAGACAGTGCATACCTGCTGTTCAGGTATCCCTTAAGGTTGTCAAAGTCAGCATCTGAGAGAACACTGTCTGCAAAGAATATCTCTGCAATCTTACCGTCAAACCTGGCCACGTTGGAGTAGCTGATACCCATGACCAGGGTCTCTGACGTGCCTATGCCTGAGGATGTGGTTCCAGCACTCCAGGAGGCGCTGTTGATGCGGCTATAAATCTTACTGCCGTCATATTTTACCTGAACAAACTTCCAGGAACCAAGGGCCCAGTTGGCAATATTCTCTACGTGGTTGTTACTACCGTCGTTGTAAGCCCGAATCTGGTGGGTACCGCTGTTGTTTCTGGTATGCAGTCCGTAGTTACCGTTGGAGCTAGTAAATACTGCCGCGTCATCCCAAATGTTTGCAGCGCTAGCTACGTCAGAATCACAGTTAAGTAGGAACCCGTAGGAAAATGCGCTACCAGTGAAGTAGTTGCTAAATGCCGCTCCGCTAAAGTTGTCATTAACCCCGTCAAAGTCAGCAACACTAAGACTGTTAAGGGTTGATGTACCAGGAGGGTTACCAACGGTAAGATTGTGACTTCCCGAGGTTCCAGCACTTGCTGTACCTACCCAGTTTCCACTGGTCCAATTTCTCCACCATCCAGTAAGAGACAGGTCTGATGGGTCAAAAGAGCTTGGATACGTAAAGGCGTCAGACTCCCCGTACTGTGTGTCTGGATTGGTTACCCTTACGGTAGCCAGGCCGTCACCGGCCGGAGTTACGCAGGTGATGCTTGTGCTGCTCACGAAGACTACGTCCGTGGCAGATACACCCTCAAAGGTTACCGTGGCCCCATCTACAAACCCTGTACCGGTAATGGTGACAGCATCACCACCCTCAGCGACTCCACTGTTCGGGCTGCAAGAGGTTACCGCTGGACCGGCAATGTAGGTATAGGCGTTTGTTTTAGTACATTCAGTGGTGTCAGAATTGACAACCTTAACATTAACCAGTCCCGCGGCATGTACGGGGGCCGTACAGGTAATCCTGGTGCTGCTAACAAGGGTCTCCCCTGTGGCGTCATCCGTACCAAACTTAACCTGAGCACCAGAACGGAACCCATAACCGTTGATGGTGACTGAGCCGGTTATTGTGGCCGGGCCAGAAGAGGGAGATACGGAGTATATCTCCGGGACATCGTTGTTTGTGCCAGGGCTTGCTGGGCGGTCCAGATTGTTAACAGGACCACCCGTACGCTTACCAAGCTCCACGCCGCTACGGGACATAGGAGCCTACTGGTTTATACGGTCATAAGGTGGGCTGGTGACACGCCACTTCAATACCGGGGTATTGGCGGACGCCTTCCAGTCTACATAGACGTCATTAGTGGGGTTAATAAAGAAGCTGACCACTGAACCTGGTGTCAATTTATACCCAGTCAGTGCCGTGGTGGCTCCCGCACCACTGTCCGTTGTGGTTAGGTTGAAATAGATGCTGTCCGTAGCATCGTTGTTTTGGAATTCCAACCAGACCTTGCCCTCTGGGGTGCCAAGGTTGGCCCATAGGCTGGTACGGTCAGCCGTGACTGCTGTAGTGACAGAGTCATAGGCTCCGGTGCCAGAGGGACGGGGTGGGTGATATTCGTAAAAGCCACGGGTTGCGTTTGACATTGTTTTCTTAAGCTAGGGTTTTATCTATCGGAGTCATAAGCCCCTGAACGGGGGGAGGAGCAGAATCTGGGGGAGGCTGGCCTGGGGGAGGAGGGGCTGGGAAGGAGGCTTGGACAGCAGCGATAAAGTCAGGCTGAAGGGTGTTATCTATTGGAGAGTCTAGCATAATTGCCAGCTTTGCCACCTTGTCAGCAGGCATGTATTTGCCCTGCTCTTTCATCTCTGCAATTTTATAGGCCGTCTCTGTGACTATCTGGGCATGTAGCTCCGGATAGGCCGCTTTCATAGCCAAAACCTGCTCACGGCTAAGGGAGCCATTGTTCAGGTCGTCCAAGACAGACAGGGGGTTTCTGATGCCTTTTATCTGCTTAAGGAACTTGTACTCGTCCAAGTTAAGCCCGCGCACCTTTGGCTGTTTCTCCAAAGAGTTTACCTGCTTAGCCTTCTTGCCTGCTGGGATATTGAACTGTACATAGTCCTTGGCCCTCTGGTATTGGGCCATAATGGCCTGTGGCATCTCGGGGTGAATGGCCCCTGAATCCATAGCAAACTTCTGTACCTGCTGAGCATGGGCCGCTGATATTAGGTGCCTGGTCCGTTCCAACTCATCTTCAAACTGTTCCCGGCTGGGGGCTTTATCCCTCTTGCCAAGAGCCAACGCCCCTGCGGTGGTAGCCCTGGCTACACCCTTGGACCCTGCCCTAAAAAAGCTGCCTACGGCCTCCCTAATCTTTCCCTTTACAAGCTCCGTCTGGGCAGCTGCCTTGGCGGAAGTCATGCTCTTAAAAGCCATCTCTGCCAGGTGAGGGGTGATGATGTTTTCGGCCTTACGGGCAGCCATGCGGGCAGCCACAATACCCAGGCCTCCGGCTGCATGGCCGGTAAGTGCCCCCATTGCCAGCGTGCTAGCGTCCCATGGCTGGATGGTGGCTCCCATACTGGAGCCGCCCACAACCTCATGAACGGCCTTTTTGGCAGCTGTCTGGGCTACCTCACCCATGGTGGTTTTCATGGCTGTGGCAGAGGTATACTGCTCAGCTACACCTGATAGGCCAGGATAACGCACGGCAGCATCTTTCATGGCCGCTGTCATCTCTGAGTCAAAGATGCCTACCATCTTCTGGTAAACGTCCCTGTTTCCAAAGACCCGGGATACATCAGGGCCCGCCTTGGAAATGATGGTATCGTACTTGTCTGCCAGGATATCCCTTGTTTTCATTAGGGATTCCCATGTTGTGGTCCCTTTTGCGGTGTTTTGCTCCAAAAACGGATTAAAACTTCGCAAGTCATCCAGCATCTTGTCCATGGCCTTTACGGCCGGACGGTAGAACGGTGTCCCTTCATACTTTTCTTTAATAAATTTAGATATTTCAGTCTCTGCCCGGTTCACAATCCTGGTCCTGTAGGGCAAAGCCCCCACGGCCTCTTTATCCAACTGCTGGACTATGCCTTCACGTACAGCCTGATACCGCTCAGCCGCTTTCTTGCTGCCCGAGGCAATCTCTGAGGTTCTGCTGGAAAAGTTAAGACCCTCCTCTTCCAGGCCCCGGTGAGCACGGGTAAGAATACCCTTTAGGTCACCCTCCCTGGCCACACCCCTGGCCATTTGGGTCTCTGTGAGCCCAAGGCGGTCCGCTATACGCGCTTCTGCCCTGGCGCCGCTACCACCCACCCGGTTCAGTACAGCCCCTCCTAGGGCATCTGTGGCGGCTCCGGCGGCCTTTCCAAGAGCCCCTAGGCCTCCCATGACCAAACCCCCGTAAAGGGCTCCTTCACCCATTCCTGCAGCAAGGGAGTCCACTGTTAGGGGCACGTCCCTGATTACGTCATGATTGGCCTGGGCAGCTAGGCCATACATGGCCCCTTCTGCCCCACCACGGGCCGCTAGGCTTAGAATGGGCTTGGCGGCTGTCCCAAGCAGTCCGGGAGTCTCTGGTAGGACACGGGCGGCAATACGCTCCGCTGCCCCACCAAGGCTGCCTGTAAGGCCCATTGGGGTCTTGCCAAGCAGACTCTCCCCACCAGCAGCTAGGCCACCAAGAAAGCCAAGTCCTGAACCAGCTATGCCGTATGGCGTCTTTGCCGATTGGTCTACAAGAGCCCTGGCCCTGTCTGCGTCTCCCTGGCCACCGAAGGTTTCAGCTAGCTTAATACCAAGCATCCCAGGAAGGTTCATTCCCAGGGTGTTTACAGCATTGAAACCCACCTGCTCCACCGGGGACATGGTTTCATCCATGTAGTGGTACTGGTCAGCTTCTTTTTGGTACCTCTCCGCTACGGGCCGGGAGATAACCTCTGAGCCTTCATAGCCGCCTTTTGCATAGTCCTCTGGGGCAACCTTAAGCGGTTCCCCGGTAGGGCCTACTATGTAGACGTAATCCTTGGGTTTATCTGCCAAGGGTTACCTACTTTCCTGCGCGTCCCTGTGTTGGCATTGCCGGCTGGGCAGTACCGTAGTTTTCCAGGATGTTCAGCTTGGTAAGCGGAGACATGGTAGAAAACAGGGCATTCATTCTATCTCCGATAGCCTTAGACTCCGTACGTGTGAAGTTCTCCACAGTGGCAAAGTTGTCCCAGGAACTGATAACACGCTTAAGGTTGGCTTTCTCCGTATCGGGGTCACCTGGGTTACCAGTAAGGGCTGCGCCAAACTTCTGATGGCCGTATTCGGTAGCTGCCATCTGTACCTGCTGAATCCAGTTAATGGTTGCCTGAATTCTCTTCTCTGCCAGTTCTCCGCTGACCGCACCAGAAAGGACAGCGTCACGCATAGCTGAACGCATTTCCACCCTGATGGCCTCAGGAGGCATCATCATTAGGCGGTTAATGCCCGTGCTTAGGGCCTTGTCTATGCCGTCATAGTCAACCTGGCCGTTCTTATTGAAGGCAGGGTCATGCTTCAGAAGCTGAATCTTTTCCTGCAGGCCACGGAGTGTGGAACCGTCTGCCACAGCCTTACTCCACGGCTCAATATGCTTTGACATGTTGTCCGTGTTGTCTTTCATGATTTCAGCTATAGCCGGACCACGTTTCTTGGGGTCACCGCCTGACTTGGCCGTAACCAAGGCATTCAGTTGGTTAAGAAGCTTGGGGTAGTAGGCCTTGTAAACGCTGGCTGGGATAGCCGTACGCTCTTCAAAAGACTTAGCCTTTTGGTTTAGACCGGCTTCTGCCCTAGCCTCTCCGCTGTTTATGACGGTATTAGCCACACGCCCAGCCGCTGCACCAATTGAGGCAGCGCCTTTGGTTGGGGCCACTCCCGTAGCCGCTGTACCAGGAGCAGATGGGGCAGCCACTGCTGGGGCAGTTGGTTTCTTGGGACCGTAGGTGTCGGCCTCTCCCTGAAGGTAGTATTTACCCATTCCTCCTGGGACAGCCTGTGGTGCCGTATACGCCTTTTGTGCAAGGCCTGAGTAAATCATGGCAGCTTCTTCCCGGAGCTTGCCCGTGATTAGGTTGGCGTTGCTGATGGCATCCTTGGACTTAAGCTGGTGGGACAGTTCTTCCAGTTGCATTGCAGCCATCTCTTTCATCTTGGCCACATGCAGGGCATCGCCGGCTTGTTTTGACCCCATAAGCTGGCGGTATTCTGCCGTATTGGTACGCAGACCCAAGAGGTCAGCTTGCATGTTTTCATGCTCTGCCTGCTGTTGACGGGCCTCACGGTCAATGTATTGGTTGATAAGCTTAATGCCTATCGTGGGGTCTGTTGACGCCATAACGGCCATGGCCGCACCCATCGTGGCAAATAGACCCTGCGGACTATTCCAGAAGCGGCCGGCATCATACTGATGTGCTGCAATCTGACTGGCCTTCTGGTCAATCTGAGCCATGCGCATACGGTAGGCATCCACGTCCCTTTGGTCTTGGGCCATGGCACTACCGGTATACTTTTCAATATCCTTACGGGCCTGACCGTAGACCCCGGCCATCTGCTGTTCTACCTGGGACTCATCAACGCCCTTGGACTGAACGGCACCCTGCTGTTGTTCGGAAGCATCAGCAAGCTGGTTTGGAACCTGACGTCCGCCAACCCTGGTCCAGTTGGTAGCCTCTGGGACAATATCCTTACCAGCCCCTCCGCCCTGCGGGCCCATTAGGCTGTTTACCAGTGAGGTATTGGTATCCATTGAGCCCATGCTGTTAACAAGGGCATTGGTACCAAGCTCATTCTGACCAGGAACGTTATATGCATCCCTTACTTTGGGTTCTGGCTCAGGTGGAGGCGTATTGGGGTCAGCAAGCTGTTCGGGGTGGCGGGCATAAAAGTCCTGCGTAACAGCGTCAACCGGCTGTGAGTATTCGCCAATGTAAGGGACCTCTGGGGCCCCGGCCACCGCATCAGCAACTGGTACACCAAGCCTCTTTTTTGCGGCTGCTATGTCTGCTTGTGAGGCCATTACTTACCCATCGTATAGCCGGCCAACGCCGCGTTGCCTGGACCCATGGCAGCACCAGCGTTCTGCCGTGCCTGGTCTGACATACGGGCCTGAGCTACGGCATTGGGACCGTAGTAGTGCCCGGGAGCTACCCCGCCGTTGGCCTGCAAGATTGGCTTATGCATATCAAAGCCGCTCATACCAGGACCGTTTACGCCTGGGGCCATAGGGTTAAGGGTCCGTGTACGCTGAGAGAGGAAACTGCGGGTACCACCCATACCAAGCATAGGATTACCAGTACCAAACATGTTGTGTTGCCTGTTGGCCTGCTGGTCTGCCTGGGCCTGAGTGTAAGGTGTACCCACAGTTGCAGTTGGGGGTGGCATGTTGCCAAATCCTCCATACTCAGGAGAACCCTGAGGGGCCGGGGGTTGGTCACCGTAAGCTACGCCAAAACCTGATATGGGCATAATTAATCCTTAGTATAGTGGCAACTTGGAGGGCGGGCCTCCGTCAATTCCGTAACCAGCCCTGGATGGTGGAGTTCCCATCATACCCGCAGACGCCATCATATACCGCCCCAGATTAATATCATGGGCCACGTTACCAGCTTCTTGGCCAACCTTGTCAGCGGCCGTATCGGTCATAGTCCCGGCGATTGGTACATATTTGGCAGCCTCATGCTTGTCTGCTTCTGAAGCAAGAGCCTGGTAGTCAGGAATTGGAACCGGTGGCACAGTCGGCTTATGAAGCGGGCTACTGCCACCCATGCCACCTTCGGACATTGGCTCTTCATGGTGAGGATAGTTAGGAGCCAGCGCCCTTAGGCTACTAAGGCCATCCCGTAGTGGTTTTAGGAGAATATCCTGGCCACTCATTAGGGGGCAAACCTTCCACCGCTACCAGTGGCGGATGACCCGGCACCGTATCCCATCTGATATGGATTGTTACCACCCGTGGGAACATAGGCGTTAGGAGGGGGCGGTGCGGGTGCTGGCTGACTATTTCCCATTCCTGAAAATGCCTGACCAGCTGCGGTTGTGCCGGTCGCTGCGGCACCCCAAAGGCGCTGGTTTGCCATCTCATCACGCTGCTTGTTTGCTTCTGCCTGGGCAGCCTGCAATTGGTTCTGGGCAATCTTACCCTGGGACATGATGCCCATCTTTTGGATGGCGTTCTGGTCTGCCTGATTATAAATACCGTAGGCTTGCTGGTTGGCCCCAAGAGCCATGTTTCCAAACCCCATTTGGCGCTGCAGGCCGATGGTGGAGTTAAACTGGGACATCTGGTTACCCATACCCAGACGGTTCTGGTCCTGCTGACGCATCTGCCCAGCTAGACCGCCGTAAAGACCGCGGGCTTCCGCCATCTCCTGGGCCCGTAGCTGCCCGGCCGCCGTAAAGGCATTCTGCTGCATATTGGCGACATTGCTAGCTGCGTTACCCTGGGCCATGGCTAGACCGGCTGCACCCCTAGCTCCGCCTGCCTGAGCTGCCTGCTGGGCCCCTGCTGCGTTAAGTCCTGCCTGCATCTGATAGGCAGCTGCTGATGGGGCCTGACCCATAGCTGCTCCCCTGGCCAGCTCCATAGCTCCCGCTTGGTCATAGTCACGTGACTGAGCCTCACGGTTGGAAAGCTCCTGGTTTTCATAGGCCATACTTCCGTATGGGTCTTGGGCCTCTTGCCAGAAAGAGCCACCCATACCAGCAGCATTGTTGGCGTACTGACCAACCAGACGCGGGTCCTCTCCATAAAGAGGCATATTAACCTGCCCTCCTGGGGCATACTGACCAATGTTAAATGACTGGTCCGTTTGGTTAATACGGTTTCGGTACTGCTCCTCGGTCTCGTTCCCAATTCTTGTTCCGCCAAGTATCATATTCCCATCGGCGGAAGCCGTTGAGGTACCCTGCTTGTTGGCCTTGTTCGCAACTGCTCCGCCAACCGCAATCCCTGCTGGGATAACAGCCATCGCCATATTACATATTCTCCATGGTTACTATAGCTTACCCCTTCTTCTCAGACCAGACCTGGTAAGGTCCCTTTTTCTGCGCAACTTCAAACGCCACAGCCAATAGGTCCATACCCTTACCCGTAGTCAGAGGGTAAGTGACCGTATCTGTTGGACTGCCCAGTTCCACCTTTACCCTGCAAGACATAGGCTGCCCCTTTACGGACTGCATGGTCACCTGCTGGGTCTCCTGAAACAGCACATCTGGCTCCCAAAGCTTGGTCTGAGTGTAGGTATCTGAATAGTCAAAGGCCAAAGAAACGGCCATGCTGTGGTTGGACCGCATCTTCCCAAGGACTGACACTCCGTGCAGCCGATGCCTACCAAGGGGCCCAGACGGCTTTATGAAGCCCGTTTCAATGGTCCCCGGCATAAAGGCCGTCCCGTCTTCCAAACCCGTTCCTGGGTCACTCTGGAAGACCTTGGCGTCATTCATGTATACGATGACCTCTCCGCCGATATCAGCGGTAGTAATATGACGCATTGTGTCAGTATTAAACGTACTGGTGGACCAGCAGTCCAGGTTAAGGTCATAGACCATCTCCCTGGTTGTGCTGTCATCCGAAACAAGCCATCTGACCCTGGAACCTTCGGCGCTATTTTCCAGGGCAACGCCCAAAGTATCCGCGTAAGACGATGCCGTACTTTTAATTCGCTGTCCTACGAAATCATTCTGAAGAGAGCGTGTAAGTATCTCAAAGCCCCTTACAGACCTATACATGATGCCGTTGGGGACAACAATGACACTTCTTGGGCTTACGCAGCCGAATTCAACGGCCAGCCGCTGTGGGGGTGAAAATTCGGTGCCGTTACCACCATTTTCCGGAGGACCGTCTCCGTCTACAACAAATACCGCGTCTCTCTTGAAAACAAACAACCTGCCATCCATAGACTCAATGGCCGTAATAGGGCCAGAGCCACCGTGGCACTGGAAGGAAAATGAAGGATTAAACCAGGCAGACTCTGATTCCACAAAGAAAGAACTGTAATAGACCCTCTGCCCGTAAGGGTCAGCCGTAAACAAACGGTCACGGTGCTTTCGTACAATACTAGATGCTGGTGGTGGGTACCTATCAAGGGCAGCCCCGTTGGTTCCCGGCTGCCTATGCATCAGTGGATTACTGGCTATGTTAGCGTCTGAGACGTTATCAGTGACGCCATATATGCCGCTGGCTGTGGTTAGGATAATCTGCTGAACGTTTGGGTAGGCGCTAGATACCGAATTTGACTGGGTGGTGGCGCACAGAAAGTATTGGGTTCCGCCAGCTATCGTACGATACAAGTCAATAACTACCTGGGTGTCTCCATAGGTGCCGTTTTCCCACGCTGTCACTGAAATTGCCTGTGCTTTTACGGTTACCTTCTTAGAGGCAACGGTAACGCTCACCGGCCCATAGGTGCGACTCCATGACAGCTCGCCCCCGGGCCCCAGACCTCTGTATACAGCAACATAGTTGTAAAGTCCGTTGGGGTTACCGGCCACACCAGAGTCAGCTACGTTTATGATTGGGTAGTCAACAAAGCCAACCTCATGCGGTCTGAAGTTTTCATGCTGACTCATGTAACCGCCAGATATGTATGAAGACGTGCCGAACTGTGAACTATTGTATACAGTCTTGTCTACAGCCTTCACCGCTAGGCTAGCTACCGACATACCCCTGGCTACCGATTGGTAAGGCACAAAGGCAGACACTTCATCATCCGCCCTGGCTACATATCTTTGCTGGACAGGCGTAGAACCCGCTCCGTTTGGCGTGAATCCTGAGCAGATTTTCCAACCATACCCAAGCATTGGCTCCAGTACAGCCGCAAGCCTAAAGGAGTAGCTTATAAGGTCATTGCCACCAGACTGGGTCCCCATGGGGTCAGGGGTGGTGATTACGTCGTTAAGGCAAACCAGAACGTGCGGAGTTACCTTGTTAATAGAATCGTATTTAACAAGATGGGCATACATTCTCTCTGTGGCCGAAAGGTAAAATGGGTGGCTAAATGCAAACCAGCCCCATATCTTGGCCTTAAGAGTTACGGCCGTAGCGGCGGAAGATGCTGTCTCATAGTACAGAGTAAACGGTATGGTAGTCCCGCCGAACGTGGTCAGCTCACCAGGGAACAGAATAGCAAGGTGTCCGTCCGGGTACGCCGCAACCCCCATTTGTGCCCCCGCACCTGGCCCAACGTGGGTAGCATCAGCATCTGTCCAGTTGGTGTTGAGGGTACTAAGGTCATTGTAGTCCAGGGCAATAACCTGAATCTTGCCACCGGCCGAACCGTCCTTACCAACTATCCAAACCTGTGGGGTAGACTGCTCATCTATGCTCAGACTGTGAGGGGCAAACTGGGCACCGGCCGTGGCCCGCGTAAGCCTTTCAATCTCAGTGCCACTGTTGTTCATTGCAATGGCAATGTTGGTACCAACTATGCCGTCATCAAACAGGAGTATGGCCCTATCCGATGCAGCTACCACGTCGCACAGGTAATCAATATTGGTACCAATAAGGTCTGTGTCTATAGCGTTAAGGCCAGAGGCTGCTGCTGGCCAAGGATTACTGCTGTCCCATAGAGCATATGTAATATTGGCAGACTGTTCTCTCCCAACGAATACATGCAGATACCTGTCAGCAACGAAACAAATCTTAACCTGTGGCAGTACCCCTGTGGGGGTTCCGCCCATGATTGACATTAGCTGGTACCTGGCCACTTCTATCCCGGCCTCACGGTCATATACCGTCATGATTGGGGCCGGGTCGGAAGAGGTTTTAATGCCGGCTGTTACGACCACATCGTAAACACTATTACTAGCACAGGCCAAAATGCGCTGGCCCGTATTGGGTGGAGGGGCCGCCGCTGCGGAAGATGTGATGAATTTTCCAGTAACTGAAAATTCGCTTACAGAGCCTGCCCTTCGGAAATTAGATGCAGCTTCCGAGTAGTTATAAAACTCCCCAGTGTTAGCTATAAGGCCCAGCCCCTCAATGGTTCTGACCCCGGCAAGTGGCGCTCCTATAGAGTTGCTTAGGTCGTCGGATGTGGCCCCAATCTGAGTAAGGCCATCTCTCTGAACCCATGAACCCAGCTGCTTCTGGACCAGGTTGTCCATTTTGGTTATAAGCTGCACCTGATTTCCGCCAACCTCCGGGCTAGCGGTCTCATCAATGCCCTTAGTAAGGTCCAGGTGGACCAGGGTTTTTTCCAGCGGTACCTGGTTATTGGCCATTACAGTTCAATCCCGGCCGGATTGGCCTCTACCCTTATAATAGCCCTACCCGCAACATAGCTCTTTAGGGACAATTCATTGTCCGTGCTGTCTGCTTGGGCTACCAGAATGGGGGCCGTGGTGGGATATGCCCCGCCTGGCACTCTTGTCCAGTATGTTACCCAGTATCTTACAGGTTTGCCGAACCCATGGTACAGCTTTACCGTTGCCCCTCCCGCCGACACATCCCTTTCAAACTCAGCTGTCTGTTCAGGAGCGTCTGATTCCAGGTCCGATAGGCGGCTCATTACGTCCCTAAGGGCAGCTGCAATACCAGAGGGCGTCTTTACCTCATCGTCATGAATAGACGTGGCCTGGCTGACCTGCCTACGCCCCCTGGCCACTGTCCCGCCCCTGGTCTGAAAGTACACTATGGCACCCAGGGGTAGCTGTAATACAGTTCCAGATACCTGCCCCTGAGGCCGTATGCGCTCACTTGGCCGTGGAATGGGTACCAGGCCATAGCCCGCTGAGAACGTCGCCTACGGACCACCCTGGCAGGCTGGGAGGCGTCTTGGGAGGCCTGAAAGACCATGTCCTCTTCCAGCTCCTTCTTTCGCCGGTAGAAGTAGCTTGGGTCATCTTCTTTCTTAAGTTTCAGGGTGACCGCTGCGCCCATTAGGGCATGCTCTTCCCACCCGTTGATACCGTCAAACGTGAGGTCATCATCAAACTCACCTTCTTCGGTCAAAAAGGTAGGGGCACATGGGATGTAGTACAGCTTCATAGGGACAGCTGAGACCGGGGCCTTGAAACACGTAACCTCTGCTGGGCTAATCCGCTCCAGGGGCCTACGCGTCCCGTTGCCCTCATCCACGTAAAGCTGGTAAACCTTAAGGAAGTCCAGGTCTTCTATGACGTCTTCATCTTCCAGGTCATAGTCCAGCTGGTCAGGAACCGTAGTAAATTCAGCAAGTTTCACAAACCGGTCACCAAGACCAGCATGAATCATCTTGCCCCAGGTGTCAGCTATGGCTGAGGCTAGCGCCTTACGCTTCTCTCCGGCTGAGTAGTGAGTGTCGTTCTCAGCGTCAATAAGCTCTTCCAGCCTGACAACTAAATCTTCTAGGGTGTATGACCGCATAAGTAACCAAAGAAAAAGGCCTCCCAAGAAAGCGGCGCTGGGAGGCCGGATTAACGGGGCAGCCGCACCCGTTGCCAGAAGGAGGTCTGGCGAACTATGCAGTCTTCAGGAACGTAGCCCGAATGACGCAGTCTGAACCAGACGCAGGCTCCGCAAGGGTACCGGCCATGTCTGATACTTCAAAGTATGCCGCTTTATCGGCAAGACTAAAAGTATCAACCACTTCCTGGGCAACCAGCGGGTCTACCCCGGTATCGTCTTTGAACGTCACAAGGAGGCTCAGGAGGACAGGGGGTGGGTCTGTGAATGTTACTGTGTATTTACCAGTAGCCGTGTCGGCACATGAGGCAATCCCCTTGCCGTACTTAAGCGTCATGTCCCCTGAGGAACCTACGTCAAATACTGCAATGAGTTCAATTACCTCATCACCAGCGCGTACCGGAGTAAGAGCACCGGTTGTCATTAGGCGATAGCCGCAGCCTCAACTGCGTTCCTTCCGTCAACGGCATTGTCCGGGTCCACGTTGGTCCGGCCTGTAAGACTGTTGACCGTGGCCGATTCCAGCTGGGCAATAACATCCTTGATGTACTGACCAGAGAGAGGCGAACCAACAGCCAAGCAGCGCCGGCACTCGGCGATAAGCGCCGTTGCCTTGGTTTCAGTTGCTTCTACAGAGATACCCATGATTAGGCTCCGAAGTTCGTAAGCTTAACGTGTGGACCGGGGTTCTTGCACTTAAGGTTACCGTAGAATGCAAAGCGAACCTCGTACGCATCTGCATCTGGCCGGCGAAGGAATTCAATCCCATCGTACTTAGCAAGGTGTGGTGCTGCCTTAAGGCTGAAGAGGCTGAATGCGTCTTTCTTAAGCAACCATGCCTTGTTGCGGGGGCAGAAGGGGTCTGCAAGGACGCGGATTGCGCCTGCTTCACCTTCAATAACCAGGTCACTGAAGCCGTACTTGCCCTCAGACGAACCCGGGCGGCTGTAAACCTGCTTACCTGCAAGTGATTTCTTCATATCCGCAACGTCAATGTTGTTTGCAACAAGAACGGTTGCGTATCCGATTCCGTGGAATCCACCCTGAGCCGACGCATCAACTACTGCGTCCTCTTTTGCCCAGCCCGTGTAGTCAATGGCCTGGCCCGCAAGGCGAACCTGGTCGTTGTTACGGTTAAGGCCAAAGAGCGTACCTGGCGTGGTTCCACCCTTTACGTACTCATCCAAGCCCGTAATGACCGTTGCCGTTGCACCAGCTTGGTCACCAGCGCGGACAAGGTAGTCCGTTGCTTGGACTGCCGTGATAAGCGTATCAAGGGCAGCCGCGAAGGAGAGTTTCTTGTTTCGGCGGTCAATACCCGTGATGCGGGCCTTGGTTGCGCCACCACCGCGAACCGTTGGCGAAAGGCCGGTTGCATCAACCGCCTTAATCGTCATGTTCAGTTCAAAGTAGTTCATGTTCGTACCAGAGGCCATCGTCACCGTGGTCGTTGTATGACCGGATGCCATTTGACCTAGGACGCCGTCACCGGAGCCGTAGAGGTACGTGGCAAGGCATGCCATTTCCGTGGTTGCAATACCGCGGGTCTCATTGTCCCAAAGGTCAACAAGTGCGCCTTCGGACTTAACAGCTGCCTCTGCTGCCTCACCCGTAACCCGTGCAACACCGAAGTGGCTAACGCGGGTAAGGGCCATACGGAGGTAGTTGCCCTGGTAGATGTTTGCCTGGGCCTCGGTAAAGTCTGCCGAAGAACCCTGGGGGTTTGCGTTCTGGATAGGGATATAGGCAAGCTCACCTACGAAGTCCGTGTCCTTCTTCAGCTCTTTGTGAAGAACGAACATCTCATTGATTGACTTCGGAAGTTCGCCGTCCGGATACAGGACCTTAAGGGCGGCCTGTGAGCCCGAAACTGTAGCTGTCATAGAATATTAAGGAAGTTAAGTTAAGTTGTTTAAGTTAAAGGGGGTTTACCGTTCAGCGGCGCCAGCAATGGCCAATCCTACGGATTCCTTCGCTGCTGCCAATCGCTCTTCCTCATCCAAATCTTTCAAAGCCTTTTTATTAAGCGTGCTGCGCTGGCTAGTCATTTCTGGAGTGAGTGTCTTACCCTTTGAACCTTTGGCGGGTTTCTTGCCATCTACTTGTGGGTCAATATCCTTCTTCAACCCACTCTTCTTTTCATACAATAAAGAGAACCTTTCCGCAAGTGTCTCTTCAATGAATTCCACTATTTCCGATAGGTTAGCCTCACGCCCACCACTCAGCTGCCTGAATTCATGGGCCATCAGGTCACCTTCGGCAATAAGGGCGTTCTCTCTGCCTTTATACATTTCGGCGATGTGAGGGTTCTTCTCTGCGTCAAAGGCCAGGTCCAGGAACTGCTTTTCAATCTGTGAACGGTGGTTCACCATTTGCTGCTGTTGCTGCCACTGACGGGCCTGTTGCTCCCGTTGGGCCATTTCGGTCTTCCAGGCCCTAATCTCAGCAAGCTCTGCCTGCATCTCACGCCGCTGGCGTTCAGCAATACCCTCAGGGGTCCCGTCTTTGGCCAGGTTTACAATGAACTCCTCTGGCTCCCAGCCGTACTCACGGACAGCCTTAGCAGGGTCCTTCTTTAGGCCTTCCAGGACAGCGCGCTGGCGCTTAATGTCCTCCTGCATGGCCTGCATCTGGGACCACGTGTCCTGAAGCTTACGTGTTTCCTCAGCAATCCTCTCACGCTCCTTGGACAGCTCATCCTTGGCAGAAGCCTTAAGCTTGGCTACCTTCTCCCGCTGCTTCAGAAGCTGCTTTAGACCGGCCTTGGAGAGGTCCAGCTCTTCTTCTTCCTCACCCTCAGCCTCCTCCTTTGGGGCCTCTTTTTCTCCCTTGGGAAGGAACCGGCCCGTCTCAGGGTCTTTCTTGGGAGCTTCTGCCTTTGCCCCCGCTGGCTTGTATGGGTCCTGCTTGGACGCCTTTTCAGCGCTATCTCCGGCCTCTTTAGCAGCGCCCTTAATGGCCTCCGCTACAGCGGCCTTAGCGGCCTCACGCTCATCTGCTTCTAAGTTGGATTCCGCGGGCTCTGACTGTTCAATCGCTTTGCCACCTACGTAGGTGACCTGTGTATCTTCACTCATTTAAGCTAACCTATTGCTTTTCTTTTATTTCCGGAAACCTTTTCCGGGAAGTCTATTGCATTGGCATGCCAGGTGGTGGCATTGGCGGCATCGGAGGACCAGGAGGCGGACCCGCAGCTCCAGGAGGCATAGGTACCGGTGCTCCTCCCGGTAGGGGCGGGCCCATCGGCGGAGGCATGCTAGGCATGGGAGGACCACCCATCGGAAGACCCATTGGTGGAGGAGGGGCATTGGGGTCTGGCTTTCCTAGTTCCTGAATGTCCTTGGCCATCTGAATGTATTGACCAAGAACGGATACCACTTCCATGTCCGCGTCTTCTCTGATGCGGTAATGGTTGATGAATTTGGCCGTCATCCCAATGATAAGGGCCAGGTTGTCATAAGGCAGAGGAGGAAGAACTTCCTTGTTCTTGGTCATCCAGCAGAGATTCTTGTGGATGATTTCCTCATCGGAGGTCATGTAGTCAGCGGCGTAGTTCGGGTCAGGAATCTCCATCATCCGAAGGGCCATCTTGGGGTCCAGCATGATGCCAGCCTCGGTCTTAAGCTTCCCAATGGCTTCCACCTTGCCGGCGAAGGACTGGGGCAGCTGGGACATGGGCTGAATCCGAATCTTCAGCTTCTTACGGTCAATGAAGACCTTTTCAAAGTCCAACATTTCCACAGAGTTGTAGCTGTGGTCTGAGTCAGGGGCAGTAACTACCAGCTTGTAGCCCATCTCCTGGCACTGCTCAGCTTGGCGCATGGCTAGGTCAGCCAGTTCAACTATGCCGCTTTCCAGTTCCCTGTGGAACATGGCATGGCGGGCCTGCCCTTGGTCTACCCAGCGCTCCATTGCGGGGGCAGAGAACTCCCGCATGTTCTGGGGCAGAGACTGCTGTACTTCAAAGTCACTGACTCCTAGGAGGGACCGCATCTTGCTGGGGGCAGCATCACGGTCCTGGTACATCTCTGGGCTGGCGCACTGGGCATTCCAGTCCTTTACGCCGTTGATGTTCTTTACTTCCAGGACACCACCAGGGATGTCTTCTATCTCAGCCTTGGTGGGGAGGTTGCCCGCTTGGACCAGGATGCGGGGGACACCCATGACATCCTGGGCTTCATCAATCTTGGTATTCAGCTTGTCCAGCAGCTGCTGAGTAGGGGCTAGGCGCTTAACTGCCGATACGCCGTACCAGCCTTCCAAGGCGCAGCCGAACCGGAGGCGCATAAAGGGGAATACGTCCCAGGTGAATTCCTCATCCACCAAGGTGCAGCCCTTAATCCAGATGACATGGCGTCCGTCCGTGGCCCCTGGGGCAGACGGAAGGTGCCAGGCCTCACGGACCACAATCATGTCGCAGCGTTCGCTGGTCTTTACGCTGAGGTCCTTGTCATCGTACTCCGTACACTTTTCAATGCCCCGGATACGTTCTTCCTTCTTGCCGTAGAAGTCATCCCGGTCATCCTTGTAGATTTCATGCAGCTGGAACCTGTCAATGCGGTCCTTCTGAATGAGGGTCCTGGGGCAGCCACTGCGGGCTTCCAAGGCGTCCACGTACAGGTTACGGGCATCCACCTCTGTGTAGGTAATGCAGGCGTAGTTGTCCTCTTTTTCCTGCCAACCAACCTTAACAAAGCCGGTGCCTAGGACCAGTGACTTAATTCCTGCCTGCGGGACAACCTTTTCGTTGACCTTGCCCTCTTCAAAGGAGCCTTCCAGCCATCGGCTGTACTGTCTGGCGCGGTCCCACTCTTCCCAGTTGGCTCCGGAGGTACTGACGCCTGGGACAATCTTGTTTTTGAACACCTGGGCCCATAGGGTCTCAATGGTGTTGGCCAATTCATTCTGGGTCAGACGGTCAGCGAACTCAGGGGAGGTGCCGTCCTCAAAAAGCTTGGCGTAGCGCTTATAGTTGTCGTAACGGGAGGACTGGTCATCCTCTATCTGCCTGGCAAGCGTATCCAGGATTTCATGTGGGGCCTTTCCGAAGTCCTTAGCTCTCCACCACTGACCTATTGTCAGCTTGGGCTTAAGTTCCTTCTTCTTTTTGGCCTTTTTCTCTGGTTTTTCGGTCTCTTCCTCTTCTGGATTGTCTGTAGGCTCGGACTCTTCCTCAGAATAGGACATACCAATCTATTACCACGGCGGCAATACCCATGCCAACTACCTATTCTGGAATATTTGCCGGTACTTCCGCTTGTCCATACCGGACTTCATCTCCTTTTCCAGCTTCTTTATGTAATCCTTCTGGCGCTTGTCCTCAGCGGACACTATCCGGCGCTGGGATTCAGCTATCCACTCAGGGGTACCAGGCTCATAGACCACTCTATCCCTAGCCACCCGGCTATATGCCAGGTCATGTACGGCTAGGACCCAGGCAGAGACAATGTCTCCGTGACCAAGGCCTATCTTTCTGGGGATTTTGATGGTAACGGTACCGCCCGGGGAGGGCTTACTGGTGACCAGCTTGGCCTGCTGCACCATCCTGCGGCCTAGCTGTACGTCTGGGATACGGGTATGTCCTTCATGCAGCACGCTACGCGTACGCTGGAAGGCCTCCGCCTTACCCTTGGCCCCTTCTGGGGCATCCACTATGTAAAGATTGTACTTTTCTAGGCCCTCTTTCAGAGATTCCCTGTAGTAACCGTCCGCTATGATGCTGCTACTGCCGTAGGCCTTGGCTATAATGGCAAATTTTTCAATGACTTCTGACGGCTTAAGAGGCTGACCTGGTTTAGGCCTAAGCTCTTCTATAGCCACGGTACGGTAATACTTACCGTCATACTGGACCACAACAAGTGCAGAGCTATCCCGTGTGAACCCAAGGTCACATCCCACTGCAACGGGCCATTTTGGATTAAAGGGGGAAGGAAACTCTTGCACAGAGTCCATTGCGCCTGAGAGGGCATTAACGTCAAAGAATTCCCCACCAAACAGTCCGTCCACTTCACAAAAAAGTTCACGTCTGGCGTTCTCCGGGTCCTTGGCTAGCTCATCCTCCACCATGGCCACAATGTGCGGCTCATTGCCCCTAACCAGGAGCGTAGGGGCCTTAATGGCCACTGCGGTCTTGGGCTTACCCCAGTTCTCTTCAAACAGCTCCCCCATCAGGGTTTCCACCGGCCACGGAGTTGATATAAGCATCCCTTTGCCGGTAGGAAGCAGACGTGGCTTTAGGGCACGGAAGATGTCCCTGTCATTGACAGCGTAGTCCCTGCCTCCGCCTGCATCGGTGTTGCTGGTAAAGAACTCCGCCTCATCAAAGATGAAGCCAATGATTGTACGGCCGCGGATAGAAGAACCACCCCTGGTAGCCGCAAAGGCCTCTATCTTAACCAGCCTACCGTCAGGCCTACGTATGGTGATTGATTGGGCCGTATCAGAAACAACCAGGGTCTCCAAGGCCCTGTTGCCCCTAATCATCTCCCTGGCCATGCGTACTGACAGTTCGGCCGTAGCCTTGTCAGGGGCCACTATAATGACGTATGGAACGTCACCAGGGCCAATCATGCTTATGTCATGGGTAACGGCCTCATAGACCGCGTAGGCGGCGCAGATGGTGGTTTTACCACTACCCCGGCCCAGCCTAAGGACTACGTACTTCCTGGCCTCATCAGGAACATAGTCCAACCCACCGAACATCTCCTTGGCAAGAGAGGCTTCCTCCCCATCTAGGTCACATGGGTTATATGGACCGAATGCTACTTTAGCAATGACCCTCTGCCCTGGCTTCAGGTCCAGGTTTAGGACCTTGGGGCAGAACTCAAAAAACTCAATCGCCCTGGCCACTACTTCTCATTATACATTCGGTACTTACGGATTTTTTCTTTATCCTCATCCGTAGCGTACTTATTCTTCTTTATAATGTCTTCCCTGCGTACGTCCGGGAAGTGGTACGGGTCAGTATGTGGCTGCTTGGCCATATAGTCCGTAAGCCAGTTTGGGACCGTTGGGTCATTGTGGACCGCTGGACCCATAGACATACGGGCCTCATGTTCCTGCCTCTGGCGTTGCTCCATAGCATCTGCCATGGCCATTAGCTCCTCAGGAGTGAAGTGTCTCTCAGCCTGCTGCGTACGTGGGGCCACTGAGGGATGGGCCGGGGTACCCATCATTCCGCCTCCGGCGATACTTGGTCCAGACTTGCTGGCCTGCTGTTCAATCTCCTCCGGAGCCAACCCCCATGCTGATGCGTCTCCGCTAGGGTCAGAGACGTTGTAACGTTCCATGTACCTGTTATACCACCGCTTTATCTAAGCGGCTATCCACTTCCTGCGGTTACATATGTCGGAAACATGACCTTTGGATATACCAAACTTAAGAGCTAGCTCGGCAACCGGAATACCAGCCTCTCTCATAGACCTGATTTAAGCACACTGTTTCGGTGGTTATTTTTGCCATTCCATTGCGCTCCCCCGGCACACCCAAATGTTTACCGCGGCCCTTTGACTCCATGTCTCTGACGTTGTCAGTCTGAGTACCAAGCCTAAGATGCTCTGGGTTTACGCACGGAGGATTGTCACACATGTGCATAACAACCTTACCTGCTGGGTCCACTCCATAATGTAAAGCGTACGCAAATCTGTGAGCCAGAACCCACCCTTTACCAAGGCAAACCCTACCGTAGCCGTCCTTTGTAAGCCTGCCATCGTATGGCTGGCAACTACTCTTCATGGTTTTTTGGAAATGCACAAAAATCGGCCATTGCGCGTTTAATAGCCCAATTGCAACGATCGTCCTCTAGCGGGTCCCCCTCTATACGGAAGGGGAACTTAACCTTGTAGTAATCCTGCTGGCCATGGCATTCAACCCGTATCTCACAGCCAAAGGGGCCTATGTCTTCCAACTTGGCCGCATCCACCTCCTTGCCACACGTAAGGCAGACGGGCCAGTTGGTTGATGTCCGTTCGCCGGGGACCCAGATACGCCTCTTGTTGTCAGCGGCCTTCTGGCGTACCTGGTCTAAGAAGTTCTTACTTCGCATAATCGTATCTGTGCTTAATAGTGGTTGCCCACCTAATCACCGCATCCAACACATCAGGAGCCAACTCTGGTGGCCAGCAGCCCACACGGGCCGTCTTGGCTACCCAGTTAACCGATTCATACTTGGCAGGCTCCTGGCAGTGGGCCAGGTGGCTGATGTAGTTGTACTCCCCCGCTGCAAACAGTCCTAGGAGCGTCTTGGAATAGTCCTCTATAACGGGCCTTAGTGAGGCCACCTCTGCGTAGCTGGCATGGTTTGGGGCACTGGCCCTATTCCTCACCAAGGCCCTTGTATAGACCGATAAAGGGCCGTATCGGCGTCTCACAGCAGAAACATCCCCCGATAAACAAAGCCTGACATGGCAGCTCCCCACAGGAGCAGGGAATAAAGTGCATATTTCTGAGTAATCATTCGGTCTCCTTCTCCACACGCACAGCTGTCACCGATGACAGGGGTATAAACTCATCGTAGGTGAGCCCTGGGGCCGTTACGCGGATGCCGGGCACCCCCATCATGTCTGACAGCGTCAGAATGGCCTGGGTGGCAGCTACACGGTTCAGCATGCCAAGGTTCAGCACGTCACGTGGGATACCGAATTGGACCGATTTAATTTTGGTCTTATAGGGAATGACTGGTTGGCCGTCCGGACCTGGGGTCACTTGGGCCTTGGAAAGTTTAGACATGTCTTCCTAACGCGTATGGGTCAAAGGAGGCCGTACCAGGTAGTCCCTGTTTGTACGGCCATGGCCTGGCTACCATGTAATCACCAGTAACCAGCCAGTCAATGAGGGCTGTGGCAATTCCTTTGCTTCTCAGCTGTGGTGGTACGTAAATGTGGTACAAGGTATTCTCATGTACGCAGACCCAGGCATGAATGGTGTACCCGTCTGGGCCTGTAACCACAAAGCACTTGTCCCAGAGCTTCTCCGCTACCCTAGGTTCATTGGCTAGGTACGTTTCCGGAGGAACGGTTAGGGCAGTCCCTTTCATGGAGCCCGCGGTCATTTGCCGGGCAGTATTCGCATACGACTTCACCCAGGTCCCCAGTATGTAGTTCCTGTGTTCTGAGGTTGCCTTTTGTATAGGAAGGGTCATTTCCTCTTCCCCGTCTACCAGTCTTAAGTGATGCGGCCCATCGTTCAAAGGCCCCAATGATATTACGGTACAAGACATTCTGGGTCCTACACTCTGTGTAGTCTACCCCTTCCTTTTTGCAGCCACTGCATACCACTGTCCATGGGTTTGAATGTGTGGCCCCTTTTAATCCGCATACCTGGCACAGCAACCTGTGCTCTTCCAGGAACCTTATTACTTCTATCACTTCCAGCCAGCTGCTGAGTATAGGTACCAACTGTCACCTGAGGGGCACAAAAGGGGTGCACCCATTCCCCTACGGCATTGCCGTACTCATCTTTAGCTGTGCAGACAAAGGCCCCCGGTTGGCCGCAAGCTGAGCAGTCCATTACTTCTTCTTTGCAACACGTAGCTTATTGACCGCAGCCTGGTACTTGGTTGGTTTCTCCTCATCAGGGTGCCTCTCACCAACACCTTCATCCAATTCCCCAAGGTAGACCGGTTCCTCCTGTACTGGCACCGGCGCAGGCGTCTTTGGAAGGCCCCACTCTGACGGCGGAGCCGTTCCCTGAACAATATTGTTGTGCTTGTTAAGCTCAGGGTTCCAAATGGAGCCACTCATAAACTTTGGCGTATTAGCGGCCCACTTACGCTCAATGGCCATCACCGTGGGGTTTGCCTCTATGCGGTCTCCTATCTCGTTTATCTTACGGGTTACTGGTCCCTGGTCAGCCTGGGTCTGTGTGCTCCGCCAGGCCCCATGCTTATTAGCAGCATCGCTCCACGCTATTCCGGCCTTATCCAGTAGACCGGCCTTATCCCGGTGATTGTATTTGTAATCGTCAGCCAGTTCCGCGTTACGGCTAATCTCCCTCTGCTTTTTGGCCAAGGCCTCCAGTGCCTCCCTGGCCTTCCGTCTCAGCATCTCCGCTATGGTCTCTGCCATCGTTAGCTCCCTTAGGTAGGTTAGCACCGGATATAAAGTCCTGGGCTGAGGAACCTACCGGAGGCAAAAGAATGTTATCCAGCCTAGGTCTTCCCCTTTTAGGCTTCTCCGGCTGTTCCACTTGGGATAGCCAAGGCAGGCCCTGCTCAGCTACAGCCATCTTTCTCTTGGCCGTATTCTCCCTGGCACACAACTCCCATGCAGCTAGCTCATTTTGCCTAAAGGTATCCGATAGTTGGCTAGCCTTACGGATTAACTCCGGCCTTCTATCAGCATCCGCAGTTGACGCCTTTTCATATAGATATCGGCTGGTTGCCAGGGCCAATGCAGCTGAAGCCAGAAATGCACCAACCCCAGAGGAGACGGACCCGTGGAAGTGGGACAGTTCTTTGGTTCTAACCCTTTGATACGATTTGCCAATTCTCACACACCTTGCATAATCCGGGTCCCCCGCATCCAGTGAGGTGACCGATATACCCATTACAGCCAGCTTAGTCCGTCTGCCCCTGGGTTTACCCTTGGGCCAGCCCCTCTTTTTCTTAGGGGCCACGTTCTCAGTGGCATAGCTCATTTCATCAGGCCTTACTGTTTCCACCTGGGGCCTACCTGCATTCTTCCCGTCACAGTTGTTACGGATAAATCCACCAATGACAGAATTATCAGGCTTTGCTTTGTGGTCCTGTTCTTGCACTGGTGTAAACATAAGTTCACACCTTTGTCCTGTCAATAGATGGTCTGTTCTTTCATAAAGGAGACTGTCCAATAATCTTGGACAGAAACTATTTTCAATAAATCGTCACTTAGGGGGGTTGACATGAGGGGGTGCCAAACTTACTTTCTTCTTTAGGCAGAGCCAGCAGATGGCAAAGGCACAGCCTCACAGACCAAAGCCTAGTACCTTCCTTTATATATATATCTACAGTAGTACAGAACTAACTTAGTAGTTACAACCAGTTGCATCACAGTAACTGCCTACACAGTGCCCCAGTAGGCACGGAAGGTACAACAATGATTTACGGAGTGTTCGGCTCCAGAGTTCTTGGTAAGACAGCTTATGACGCTGTCAGTACGATGGTCCTAGGTGTACTTAGGCAATTGCCTAAGGAGGCCACGGTGGCTGTAGGTGATACATCCAATGCCGTGGATATCTATACTCTCATTCAAACAAGGGACCTTGGCCTAAAAAGAATAATTGTTCCAGCCAGTTATAGGCTGTTCAATAAGAAGGACACTGGCTCCCTGGGTAAGGCCAGGAAGACCATACTTGCTAGGGCCGATGAGGTCATTATTTTTCTAAAGCCAGATGATGAGCATATCAAGAAGTATATTGATATTGTTAAGGATTCCGGTAAGCCCTACGCAGTAGTGGACCTTCCTTCCCAATGTCTCATTGACAGTGGTCCGGTATACGGACCGGATGGTAAAAGCCGCTACCTTCTGACCTCCTCCTCCCATGGGCTATAACGACCGAATGCTGGCCATGGCTGCCAAGCTAACAAGGGAAAAGAAGGACGATAGGAGGTTCTGCCTGGGAGCCATTGGGCTGCGTTCTGACGGCGTCCTGGTGGCAGCAATCAACGGTAACCCTAAGGAGCCAACCCCTCAGCATCATGCGGAATTCCGCCTATGCCGTAAACTCACAAAGGGGTCCATTGTATGGGTTAGTAGAACACTGGCAGATGGAACCATATCATTGGCTAAACCATGTTTCAGCTGTATGCAGAAGCTGAAAAGCTGTGGAGTATCGGAGTGTTACTACTCCATCAGTAGGCATGAGTACGGGGTCCTCACCTTCGGGGCTTAACGGCCTCTTGACACTGGTATAGCTGTGGTTACATAGGCAGCGGCTCTGCTGTTGGTGTTGGTGAGAGGGCCGAAGGCTCAGTTGGGGATGGTCCCTGACTGGGCCTTTTTTAATTTGGCCTCATTTGCGAATAGCGAATCCAGTGTAGTTACGCTTAGTTAGCGTACAGAGTCCCTGGATATATTGCCGGCCCGATGGGGCCTCCGGCCCAGGCACACCTTTTGCATAGGGGGGCTAGCGGGGGTGCGTCTACTACTGGCACGCTTCTTGCATTAGCAAGGACTGTACCGGCAAGAAGTATGCCACTGCATGGCATGGTTTGTGACGGCATGGCCTATGCATGTGTGGCAAAAGGTATACATGTGTCTGTTTTGACACAGGGTCGGGCGGTACAGCATGTTGTGGTTGGCCGGCCTACACCACTGCCATTAGTAGTACCTGTAGTTGACGCGTGAGCGCTGCGTCATACGCAAACTTGTCACTGGTACGCAAAAGGGCGCAAGTATGCGAAACCATTGGGCAAAGCACACGTTTTCCACCTGTTGGTATAGAAAACAATGCAGTGCTGCCAGTTACAGCGTGAGTGAATAGCAGTCTATTCAACGGGTTAGCTGACTTCTGCAGTCTCCAAAACTGGCCTCTCCCTTGCAATAGTACTTATTCACGATGCAAGCGATAGTGAAGACGACAACCTACTCAGAATCGGCCAAGGGCGTGACCGTCACCAAGGCCCGCGCCATTCGGGAGCTGGCAAAGCACGGTGCTGATACTTCGGAGTTCTTCGCTGAAGTGGGAGAACGTGAGACCTACCAGGCTGAAGAGGTTATGAATTGGTTGGGATACTGAGGAGGGTAGGACAATGTCATACACGGACGTCATCATAACGTTTGACAAAGAGCACCAGGACTGCGATGACCTGGCCCAGGCCTGGCTGGATATCCTGCATGTTCAGGCTGAGCTAGACCGAACCATGTGGGAACGTAAGGAGGCCGCATGAGACCAATGGTTTTTCACTTCACCAAGGTATTCACTAAGGAGACGCCATGTTTCCTACCAGGTGACACCTATGAAGACACCGTCACCTTTATGGCTCTGTCTTCCTTCACGTTGTGGTGTAAGGACATCAATGCGGCTAACGCAAAAGGGAAGCTCCCTTACCGCGTGGAAGTCAGAACCAACAGCGAGCCGCTTATGACGTCACTGAATTGGAGTCGCAGACATGACAGGGGAGTGAAACCATGAAAAAGCCCAAGGCACTATCCATAAAGGACGCTGAGGACTTCAACCTAAAGGTGTCTGAGCTTGGCGACTCAGAGGAGGACAACGACGGCCAAGTAGTGGTTTATACCGGGGTTTACCGATGGAATGATGGGAAACTCAGGTATGAATCCGAGGCCGAATGGGACGGGGAAGATGAGTAGCCTAGACATTCTCTTTGGGATAGTGATGTTTGCAGCGGTTCTGGCCGCACGGGTGTACCAATGACTCCTGAAACAAGAGAAGATGGGGAAGCTGTCTACGATGCTGCTGACCTGGATGACATTGGGGACACTTATGTCCCATTCCTAAGGGAGCAGGCCAAGAGGGCAAGGGCCGAGGGCCGCCACTGTGACGCACAGGACCTGCTTACTCTTGCCGTTATTGCGGCGCACTACCCTAGCCTGGCCATTGAGGCTTTTGACATGGCCAAGGCTGAGATTCAAGATTGGCCTAAGGAGGTGAACCGTGGGTAAGATTGCCAATGTGGTAGATGTAAGTGAATGTACGTCAATTCAGCAGGTTCTGACCAAAAGTGGTACAGACTGGGAGCCTATCCTGGTTCGGCCTACCTATGGTGAGTTTCAGCGGGTAGAAGAGGACTTTGACCCCGGCTCATTCAGGGCCATCGTCAACCCCAGTACCAAGAATGCCTTGGGGTTTGTAAAGGGTAAGTATCGTACCCAGTCGCACACTGAACAGCTGAACATGCTTCAGCCCAGTGTGACCAATGGAATCTTTGTCCCACAAAGTGTGTCAGTGTGGGATGACGGGGCAGCTATCGCCTACCAGTTCCGGGTTACGGTCCTGGAAAAGCTTAGGGAAGGAATTGGTACCTCTCCCCTTCTGACGCTGGCCTTCTTTCACGATGGCAAGGGCTCAGACATGGCATTCTTTGCTGACTTCCGTTGGTTCTGCAAAAACCAGATGGGCATGGTTGCAGACATTACCAAGGGCCTTAGCAGGGCCCGTCACTGCAGCGGAAACCGCATCACCTACCAGGACATTATGGCTGACCAGGTAAAGGCCCTGGAAGGTGTGGTTATGCCTCGCTATAACCAGTATGCCCGCATGATGGGCAATGGCCTCACCGGTAAACCCTTACTCAGCTACTTCGGGGAGAGCCTGGGAATGAAAGAACCAGGTAAGGTGGTGGACGAGCTTTATGCAGAGCCCCAGAAACCGAAGGCAGAAGCAAAGACCCTGAAGGAGGTGCTGGCTGCCTACCGTGAGGACAAGACAGAGGCCCCTAATTCTGTCTGGCACGCCTTCAACGGTGTCACACGCTACATTACCCACAACCAGGGACGAAACCCAGCTACAAGGGCAGCCAGGGCCCTTCTTGGGCCAGGCCAAGCCACCATTGGCAGGGCCTTCACTCTGGCATCAGCGATGGCAGCCTGATGGGGGCCATCTTTCTGGTCTGTCTCATTCTATACATGTTCTATACGGAAGAGGATAAACAATGGCCAAGGTAACCACTGCCCCAATGACGGACCCCAACAATGTGCTTGGGGAGATGTGTGCCAAGCAGACAGAGGAGAGAGCTAAGAGTATGAACTCAAAAGGGTTCCACTATGTGGCCCTGGACCTGAATGTCCTAGCTTGGATTATCCGTAACCGTACAGAAGTGTTCACAGAAGCGCTTGCTGCTACTGCCGAATTCGGCAGGAAGGATGAGTGATGGCCAACATGAATGGTACCTACGATAGCTGGCTCAGCACGGACCCACGTGACACGGACCCATCCCTTGGGTATGACCGGGAGGAACAGGACGATATCAATGAGGATTGGCTCAGGGACTGCGCCATTGACCAGCTGATTCCTAACCCGGAGGACTGGGTGGAACCTGCTGAAGAGGACATTGGTTTCTAACCCTTCTTCTTCTGCCCCTTAGGTGTGGTCCTTATGTGCCCAAGCTCATCCGTCTCCACTGTCTCCTCACCATTGCCCTCTACGGGCAGGGTGGGGGCAGTGGGGTTACGGGTGCTAGGCCCCTCATCTTTCCTCATCTTTTCACTAAAAGGCATAGGCAGGGTTGCCTCTGATGGGGTGAACGTGCTAACGGGAGCAGTGGGCGCGCCCGCTAGCTCAGCGGCTAGCCGTTTCACCAGGTCATCCTTGCGCCTAAGCTCCTGACCCATACGCTCTATCTCTTCCAAAGCCTTGGTATATTCGGATTCCAGTTCCTGATACAACCTAAAGCTTTTGACCCGTTCCGCCCCAGTCTTTTTCCACATGTTGACCTCCGATGAGGCAATGATTATCAGTGGAGATGCTGTGGTCAATGTGGCAAAACGCCAATCAGACAGGGGCAATTATGCACATGAAAAATCATAGTGATTACTGCAAGTTGTACGCCGGTCTATTGCGTAGTGAGGCAAAGATATGCAGTCGCCCTGGTTCAGGTGTTGCGGCAAGGGCCGAAGAGCTATTGATAGTTGCATGGTTGGCAGAGAATCATCCGGCAATTCTTGGTGATGCACTGGAGTCGCTGAACCTGGAGGTATTGAGCGCCTATGATGCCTAAGATTGTTGCTTTACTGACGTATATGTCTATTGGCTGTAGCTCCGCCGATACTGTCACTGCCACACATGACCCGCATACGATGCATGTTGACCTGGTAGTGGACTCTCCAAGTGTCCTGGACGCGGTAGAACAGGGAGCCAATGAATGGTCTATGTGTGGGGTTACCCATACTGTTTCTGTTGGGTACGAGGGTGAGATAGGAGAGAAACCTATACAGGGATGGTATGTAAGAGCTGATGTGGGCCTACCCACACCGGTTCTGGCTTATGTTGACCTTGGTGAGAGGACTGTTCACTATCAGTTACAATTTGTGGATAGCTCATCAGCCACGCCATCTGTCTTTGCCCATGAGATAGGACACGTGCTAGGGTTGCCACACGGACCTGGTATTATGCAGCTGTACAATAGTCCACTTTATGCAGTGACAGAGGAAAACTGTAAGCAATTAGCTGACAGGTAACGGATTGCAACGGCGTAACAGAGGAAAGGAAGACCATGCACTTCGATAACGGCAAGCACGTCTCGTGGGAAGTCCAGTGCCACTATCCAAGTGGGGACTGGGAGATTCTTGAGGGCCCCTTTCCTTCCGCGAAGTCGGCGGAGATGGTGCGTCGCAAAACCCCGAGCGGTGGAGGTAGAGTCGTGGTCGTTCGGGTGTCCCGTGAAATCGTGAACGAGAAGGCTTTGGCGATTCTGAGATAACCCACGCATCGCCGCTCCTAAGAACACATGAAGAATTACGAAGACTACACGATTGAGATTCGGATAGCGGTTGACCGCATCATGCTGGCCAAGAAAGGCAAGCGGGAGCTGGTCGCAGCGCTTTTGGACGGGGCCTATTACCGTGGGTATGCGGAGGGCCGAGAGTTCCTGAGGCAAGAGATTAGGGAGAAGCTTGGACTATGAACCTAGGCATCAACCAGGCGCAGATGAAATGAACAATCACGGGTTCAAAGAAGGTCTCATTGTGCACGTGTGCGACGGTCCCGGTTGCGGCGCCA